ACATTATTTACTACAAGTCTAATATCATTTTCATTAGTTACAGCATGAGTTAAAGTGTATGCAGTTTGACTATTAACAATAGTAAAAACTTGTCTTTCAAAACTTGCATAACTTTCTGCTGGTTGATTTCCAATATAACTCATTTATATAATCCTTATGTACTAATTGAATCTACTACTGATAAAATGCAGTCCACAGCACTTGCTGTATCTGATAATGCTTCAACACTATCTCCTGATTGTAGAACTACTTTTGAACCACCATCTATAAGTTCCAAAGAACCTCCAGCTGGTATTGGTGCATCTTTTATCAAATAATAACTTGTGCCTGATTTTTTAACAGTAGCATCTACAGTTACTGCTGATGCTGATTTATTAGCAAATCTCATACCAATAATTGCATCATCACTATCAGCTGCTGCTCTTACTTCTGTAGCAGATGTGCCTATACTTGTTTTTAAAACTCTTTCAAAATCTTGTGCCATTATTTTTTCCTTTTATTAATTAAAGTGCAATTGCCATAGCCACAGCAAATCCAGCACTTGCTCCTGGTAAGTTAGTTAAGTTACTTCCATCCACAGCTGGAAGTTGAGCTGATCCATTTAATTGAACTACATTGTTTGCACTTGTTCCAACAGTTTGTGTTGCAGCAGTTCCTAGTCCTGAAATTTTAGTGTGTGCAATAGAATTAACAGCTAATGTGATATTACCACTAGATGTAACTGGTGAACTACCAACTGTAAATTCAGATGCTCCACCATCAGCAATTCCAACTGAGGTAACTGTTCCTGTATTACTAGGTGTAATTACAGTATAAGTAATTGAAGTTGATCCAACTGATCCTGTGTTATCAGTAGTACATAAAAATATTTTATTATCGTTTGCAGTTCCTTGATTAACTACAACCATTCCACCAGATAGTTCAGCAATACTGTCATGCTCTGGATCTCTTGATGCAGCACCACTTGATACTGCTAAGTATAATCCATTTTCACTAGCTGTGCTTTGATCTTTAACTAAAACTCTATCACCAGCAACAAGGGTAACACCATCAATAGTATCACCAGCTTCTAAACCATTTGTTAAATTTACATTTGCAGTTGTAGCACATTCGGCTATCGTTCTAGTTCTAAGTCCAGCAACAGCTTGATCTACATAAGATTTAGTTGCAGCATCTGAATTACTACTAGGTGATCCAAGTCCTGTTACAGCTCCACCAGATATTGAAACATTGTTTGCAGCTTGTGTTGCAATTGAACCTAATCCTAAAGAGGTTCTAGCAGTAGCACCAGACTCTGTTACAAAGTTTGATCCATCACCAACAATAAAATTACTATCAGTTGGTGTTAGTCCAGCAATATCAGTTAATTGTGCATCACTAGTTTGTTTTGCATCTAACTGAGTTTGAATTGCAGATGATACTCCATCAAGATAACCAAGTTCAGTTGTTGTTACATCACTAACTTCTACTTTACCTGAGCCATTTGATTGTAAAGCTCTTGATGCAGTTAAGTCAGATGATGCTATAGTTGATGCACCACCAGTTATGGTTGCTTGTTTTGAATCTATTTGTGTTTGTACTGCACTTGTTACACCATCTAAGTAACCTAATTCTGTTGAGGTTACATCTGATACTGCAATCTTTTGTGAGCCATTTGATATTACTGCTCTGTCAGCAGTTAAACTTTCAGTATCAATAGTAGAAGCTGATCCTGTAATAGTTGCTTGTTTAGCATCTAATTGAGTTTGGATAGCACTTGATACTCCATTTAAATATTGAAATTCTGTATCGGATATTGTTCCATTTGCAATTTTAGTTGCAGAAATTCCTGTAGGTATAGAGTCATTTGTTTTAGATAATGCTGCTACATAAACATTTGTAATAGCTTCATTTGATAAGTTGCCACTATCCCATGTAACATTGACTGTTGTGTTTGTAGAAAAAGATGAGCTTGAGATCGTTCCAAAAATTGTACCAGGTGTTGATGCTGTTAATTTAATTCTTCTTCCAGCATGATAAACAGAAGTTACATTTGCACCAGCGATTGTGAAAGATGTAGCTGACGCATAAGCAGCAGTAAATGCACCACTACCATCACCATACTCAATCCATTGTGCATCATTAAACCAATCTCTAGTATTCTTCATCAATGCTCTAATGGCATTGTTCAAATTACTAGGTAGCATACCCTCATCTACATCAATAGAATTAAGTGATGTGTTACTTGCTTGTGTAGTTGAATAATCTTTAATGTTTGTTGTCATGTTGCTCCTAATTCATAAACCAACTAAAAGCCTTATCGCTTTCAGTATTGTTTTTATTAATTAATGTATTTACAGCTTCTTCCACTTGTCTTTGAAAAAACTCTTGTGTTTCAATTGAATATCTAATGTTATCTATATCAATCTTATCACTCATTATCTTGATCCACCTTGACTTGCAGTTAAGTCTATTCCTTGTGCATTAGTCCAAATAGTTTCTGCTGGTATTTTTACATTAGCTCTAAAATATCTACCACTTTGTCTTACAGGATTTATGCCTGTGTCATTCATTGAACTGGATGTAGAGGTAGTAACAGTATCTGCTAATTTATCTCTAGTCTTAATAGTTACATTTGCACTTGCATCTACAATTGGTCTAATGCTAGTTACATTTGCTCTAAGACCTGGAAACAACTCTTGTTCTTTTGTTTCAAGTTCAGCTTCTAAAGTTTTTCCAGAAAAAATTGCTGCTTTAAAATTTTCATCTATTGCACCAAGATACAAATGTCCTGTTGTCCAATATGCTGTATCAAGAGAAATGTTAATATCTTCTAAGTTCTCAGAAATAATATCCATTAACTCAACTGTGTTTGCTACTACGAATTGTTTAAAGATTTGTGATGCTTTAACTTTAGCAACTGACCACTTTTGAGTTATATAGTTGTATATCAGTAGTTTATCACAAACTCCAGTAGTATTTGGATTATCTTTACTTGGATATAACCAAATCGCTAAAGTATTGAATGGATCTACTGCTGCTGTAATTCTATCTGTGTATGCTTTGTTTAAATCACCATCAAAAAATCTATTTACTTTCTCAGCTCCTATCGGCAAAATTTGGTCGCCATTGATTTGAAAAAATCCATCTGATGCGTAAAAGAAAACTTGTCTGTTGTCTTGGCAAACTGTTTGTCCATAAACAGCTCCTCTATTTGGAGAGATAACTGAGAATCGGAACACTACATTCCCACCCACAAAGTCCATACGAATAATTTGATCTTCTCTAAAAACATAACCAACCTCACCAGAGGTTATAGCTACTACTTGACCACCTGATCCTGGTAAGTCTTGAGTATCTGATGAACTAACACCAGCTTCCCAAGTTGAAATATCGTTAATTCCTGACCATGCAACTCTGTTCTTTGCGTTCTCTATGTTACCAGTAACCAAGAAATCCCTAATGACACCTGAAACTTTAAACTTAGCTGGTACTGTTCCTGAACCACTAGATGTTGCTAGGGATTGTAGTGTTGCAAAATTAGTTGAAGTACCCATTAAATAATACATGGGAGGATTTACTCCATTACTTGCAACTACATATTGACCAAACTGTGTAAAGGTAAAAAAATCTGTATCACCACCTGATATGGTTAAACTTCCTTTTACACTAGCGAAAGTACCAGATGTTAATTTGTAAATATTGTCTTTCGTTCCAACAAAAGTAAATACTGTGTTCGTATTATCTCTAAAACTACCAGCACCTTTAGCATTTTGTGTTACATTAGATGCACCACTATAAGCAACTAAACCTTTAACTGGTTTGTAACTTGATTGTGCATGATACACATTTGTTGCAACAGTAGCACCTGGATTTAAATGATCTGGTTGGTCTGGCAACCATTCGCCAAAAGGTATTTGCATAATATTCTAAGTATTTGTTGTTGAATAATTATTAGAGAAAGCACTTCTTACTGTATCTTCTGATCTTATTTGTAAAGGAGAGCCACTAAATTGATCTTCTCTATCGTTTTGTTCAAGTCTTTCCATAGCAGTTGCAAACATTTGTTGCCAAGTTTGAACTTGTTGTGGATTAATGCCACCTAAAAAATTAGCAGCATGAAATAAAGAACCATACAAATAAATTGCTGGGTGAGTAGTTAAAATATAATTTGTTGTATTTGTGTCTGAAAGTTCATCAAAGGCTTTGTAATAATTTATGTAAGCTGTGTAAGTTGAATCAGGTTTTGGAGAAAATCTAAATGTATCTCCTAAAATTGTATAACTAGATGGAAGTCCAGTTGTTGATGTTCCTTTTATTTGATCCATTTGTGAGGGTGTCATATATCTTAATGGGCATTTGGTATTACCACTTAAAATATAAATATCTCTTACTTGTAAAAAACCAGTTGGCAGAGCTTCTGTTTCACTATCAATAGTAAAACTTGTTTGAGCTATCATTTTTCTAACTCTTAACTTTGAATTAAAATCAGCTTCAGTAAGTTTAATAAAATCATCTGCTATCTCATCTGTTAAATCTGATCTGTTTAACCAGTTTGCTATAGATGTTTTTAAAGTTGTATAATTTGTTAGTGCCATTAAAATCTTCCTGATGATGTTCTGAAGTATCTGTAATCAGAACTATTTAATTTTTCTCTTAATATTTTTTGTTGAATGTCTTTTGGTAATTCAAACCAATTACCTTTGTTTTGATCTTTGTGATATTCTTTTGTCCAAATCTCAAGAATGATTGTAGGAATAGTTGCTATTCTTTTTAATCCCTTATCAGGACTATAACCATCATTTTGATTATATAATCTTTTATTATTTTCTAAGATTGGTTGAACATCTAGTGATCTTTTTTGAACAACACCATCATTACCATTGTCTAAAAAAGTTTCAGTAATATTTTTATTTGTTTCTTCACTAATCTTTTTCATTAACGACCTTGACCTAAATATCTGTTTTGATTTCTTTGTCTTTTCTCTGATTTGTTTTGAGATTTTTTATGCACACCTTTTCTTTTTGGTGGCTTATCTCTTGGTACAAAATGGACAAACTTTTGTTTAGCCACTAAGCACCCATTTCAGTTACAAACAAATCTCCACTTGTACTTGTGTTTCTGATTGCAGCTATTTTCTCACCTGGTGAAACTTTAATAATTTCGTAATCTCCAGCATGAAGATATGCGTCACTTGTTGTAGCAGTTGGAGAAGCACCAAGTACATAATGACAACTATGAGTAGTTGCTATTCTTACAAATCTTGTTTGCGTTCCAAAAGCATTAGAACAAGCCACAGATGAAGCTGTGAATGAAACTTTTTGTGAAGTTCCTGGTCTTAAAGCATAATTATATGACATTAATATTTTCCTTTTTTACTTTTAACTTTTTTGCCTTTTTTCTTTGCAAAGGCTTTAGCTTTTTTCATTCCACTTTTTGTGTATGAAAACTTTTTTTTTCCTACCATTGGCATAATTTATTTCCTTATTGTTGGTATTTGTGGGGAAGTATCGCTAGACAAGATCCCCACAAATTTTGTAATTATCTTCTGATAACAAAAGTTATTTCCATTTTAGAAGCATTTGTTGAACCACCATTAGTGATACATTCAATTGTTCCATCTTCCTCTACTCTGTTAAGAGCAGTTGGTTCAGCAGTTGCTACTTTACCAGCAGATCCAGAAGCCACATGACTTATAGCTCCACCAGTTACTGCAACACCACCTATTTCAAAAGAGATAGCTGCTGTTCCTGTTGTAGCTGCTTTGTTGTGTGTAATAATTTTAATTATTCTTCCACCATCTGGTACACATACAAATGTAGATGATGCTGTTGATACATCTGGAATTGCAGATGTAATAAAATAATCGTTAAGTGTTCTCATGTTATTTTCCTTTTTGATTGCTTCGTTCTGTCAATGACTTCAAAGACCAAACAAAATTATTGATTTAGTATTGATGGGGGATTGCTCCCCCACCAAATTAATTATTATGATGTAGTTAGATCGAATACTGCACCACTTGCTTTTTCGTTTTTAGAAACAAGTGTGTACTCAGCGATCATAGCTTTTTTCTCAGCATCACCAGTTTTTGCAAGATCCATAAGTTGGAAATCTCTTAAAAAGGCTACTGCCCACATATCAGGTTGTAGTACAAAACAATCTCTTGATCTTGAGAATCTGTTAGGTACAACTGTCATAGCTCCGAAATCACTTTCGTAAATGTCCACAGCATTAACAAGTCTTTTGTCTTCTGCTGAAGTCATTTTAGTTGAGCCACCAGTAAATCCTGATAGTTTTTGTTTGTTGAAAGAACCAAGCATAATCATTGATGGATCTCCACCCTCATCCCAACATTGTTTTACAACATTTTTTAGTTGAGCTTCAGTAAAGGCTCTTTGAGTTCCATCAGTTCTTGCTGTACCAGGTACATCTGCACTTGATACTTGACCATTAGCACCATCAGATGCTTTGTTAGTAGATGCTTGAATCCAAGAAGCAAGACCAGATAATTTTCTAGCTGTTCCTGTTGCACCAGCAGTTCCTGTTTGGTTTAAACATAGAGTAGTTTCCATATCTCTTTTAAGTTCTTTTGAACTTTTAGAAATTTGGTAAGCTAATTCATTGTTTCTACCAGCTTTATTTACTGCATCTTGAGTACCAGAAACGATCACAGCTTTTCTTGAAATCTGTGTATGGTTATTGATTCTTGCAGTTGGTGAAACAGCTCCAAAGCTAATTTCATCACCCTCTATTTGGTGATTGTTACTTGCTGCTGCTGCTAGAGCATCAGTTTGCCACTCATGTAAAACACCAGAGGCTTTTTCTTTTCCAATTGATGACATAAAAGGAGTATCTGTCGGAGAGATATTATAGATAATATCTGACAAATCTTCTCTATCACCAATGGCTTGATAAGTTTGGAATGTATTTGATACGATTGCCATAGTTATTTGTCCTTATTGTTGAGGTTATTTGTTAGTTATCATATCTAAAAAGACATCTTGAGCAGCTTTCATACTGCCAGATTTTTTTAGACGACTAAACTTTTCTCTCCTCAATTTTAAGTTTGCCTCAGATTTGCCTTGCTTAACACCTGATGAAAAAGGTTTGCTAGGTTTAGTAATCTTTTTCGCAATATTCGGTTTTGAATTTTGCATACTTCGATACTTCATAGCATCATTAACCAACATCACTATTCTATGATCGTACACTTGAGCAACTTCTTGGTCGTTAAACCCATAATTGTTTAGTGTGCTTTTCATATTAGCTTTTAAGTTTGAAGCCTTTGATGGATCAGAAAAATCTGGCATCTTAGATACCAATTTTCTTTGTTGATCTTTTAAATAACTTTCAAATTGTTGTTTTTGTTCTGCTTGAGTTTGTTGTAAAGATTGATTTAAAGCATCTTGCTTTTTCTTCAACTTTCTTTCAAGTTTAGCAGCTTCTGTTGGGTCTTCTTCATACAGTTTATCTAAATCGGCAGAATTAATTTCTGCGTTTAGGTCTTGTTGAGCAACAGCTAATCTCTGATTCAACTCATTGAGTCTTTGAGAATAGTCTTGTCTTTGCTTTTCAGACTCAGATTGAAATTGTTTTCTTTGATAAGAAAGTTCTTCAGTCTTTTGTCTATAGTCAGCATCTCTTGAGTAACCATTTCTCAACTCATCAAGGGTAACTTCTAACTCTTGTCCATTTACTTTGACAGTATAAGATGGGGAGTCTTGTTTCTCTTGAGTTTCAATTTGTTCTTCGTCTTGAGATACATCTTCGGAAGTTTCTTCTTCAGTTTCATCTTGCGATTCCACCTCTGTTTCTTCTTCCTTTATTTCCTGTTCCTGTGGTTGATCTTCTTGAGATTCCACTTCTTGTGGTTCAGGAGAATTCTGTTTAATTTCTTCTTTTGGTTCTTCAGCTTTAGCTTCTTGCTTAGGCTCTAATAAACCATTGATTGCTTTTTGTGCTTTTGTGATGTCAGTTTCAGCTTCCTTTAGAGGATTTGCGTAATTGTCTGCCATTGTGTTTCCTTTGTAAGTTAAGCTCCTCTGAATGAGGTTAGCTTATCCTAACCTTAGTGATTAGAATTTTTTATTCTTGATACTTTTTCTATAATCTTCTAACTGCTTGGCAGCTAGTTTTCCTGTATCAATCATTTCTAATAAATTTTGTTCTACTTTATTAACCACATTATAAGCTAACCAAAGTTTTTCTCTTGCATCTGTTTCAATTGCACCAGTATTAAATAAACTTTCTGAATATAAAGTTCTTAGTTTATCAAAACTTTCTTTTAATAAAGGATCTTGAAATAATGCTTTAGCTTTGTTCGCCTGTGTCAATTCCTGGTTGAGCTTGTCCTGTTCGCTGTTGTCCATCTAAATTATCTACTTGTTGTTCTAGTTTGTCTGATGATTGTTGTGCAGCAAGGAAAGTTTTATTTCTGTTTGATGTAACTAATTTTTCTAAATCAGCATCAGCTTTAATTTTAGCTGCATCAACTTGTGTATTATATTTTAGCTCCATTTCCTTAATCTTAGTTTCAAAACCTAAAATAGCTTCTGCTGTTTCAGCTTTTAATTTTCTTGATTCTAATTCTAGCTCTGCAACTTTTCGTTTTTCTTCAGATGCAATTCTAGTGAACTCAATTTTTTCAATCGGAGTTGGTGGAGGTGGAGGACTAGGTTGTATTAAGTCTTTACCTTCATCTGGATTAACAAAATAGTTTTCAACATTTTTAAGTCCAGCTTCTTCGATAATTTTAGCAAGTGAATTATAAATGTTTTTCAAAGTAACCATTGGATATTCTTTGTTACCTTGTAATTGGAAAGCCTGTAATTGTTTTTGCAAAATATTATTAAGCATAACAATTTGTTGATCTTTAGAACCAGCACCTAAGCCAACAGTTATTGAAATATTATATTTGTTTTTCCATTCAGTAGGACTAACTGATACAAACTTATTATTTAATTCTACAACTCTTTCTTTGTTTTGATATTTAACTGTAAGCTCAAATATTCTTCTAAATAAATCTTTAATACCAGTTTCTGCAAACACTCTAGCGATTAGTTCCATTCTCATTTGAGATTGGCTCATCAAAGTATTTACACCAGTTGCAGTTTTGTTTAACGCATCTGCATCTAATCCTTGTGAATATCTTGTAACTCCAGTTCTTGTTTCTCTTACTGTGTCTAAGTATTCTAATAAAGGAAATGCTTGTTGTGAAATCGTTTGGTTTTGCATTGGCAGCATAACCTGACTTGGTGGTTGTTTAGTTCTTACAACTCCACCTGGTCTTGATGTAAGTAAGTCATCTAAATTAACCATACCATCCATAATAGCCACTCTGTTATTGTTCGTTAGATACATATTATCTAACAACTGACGCATAACAGTTGATTTAACTAATTGGACATCTTCAACTAATTCTGAAACTGATCTACCATAAAATCTATGTGGCATTGGAACAGGAGTTAAAGAACAGAAAGGAATAAAATCGCAAGGCATATTTTCTAAAATTGTACTTGCTTCACTTCCAGCTACAATTACTTTTCTAAGTTCTGCAACACCATCTCCATCCATGTCAATTTTAACATAGCACTCATAAATTTCTATTTCTTGCGTACTTTCATCTGGAGCATCATTTAATGGACTTTCATCTATGTCAGAAAATCTTGCTAATCTCTCATCATTAAAAGTAATGTTATTTTGAGTTGGAAGATTATCAACTATATCTCTATCAAAACCCATTTGAATTAAATCGGATCTTGTTTTTAAAACTCTATGTGCAACAAAACTTGCATCTTCTATGCTCTTTGCCGACCTTTGAATTAAAAATTCTTCAGGTGGTATGTTTTCTATTTTAACTTTGCCAGAGCTTGATGTTCTTTTAATAATACAATTATATAATTTAGGAGTTGGTATGTCCTCCATTTCTTGACCTTGAGATAAAGCTATTTGTTGTAGTTCTTCTATTTGTTTTTTTGCAAATTCATCAACAAAAGATTCTTCTTCTACAACTTCTACATCATCATTATCAATTAAAATTTTGTATTCTTCTTGACTTAAATTTTCATAAGTTTCTTGCTCAACCTTTTCACTCTCATCCCAATAAACTTTTACAATTCCATTCTTTTCAATTAACGCATCTTTAAACCAAGTATATAAAATACTAAAACCATTGTTATCTTTGTTAAAGATATAGTTGATATAGTTAGTTGCCTGTTCAGCAAGTGCCACATCTTCGGCTTTTACTGGTTCGCACTTTACTGTTTGATCTGATGCTGTAAAAATTTTAAGTAGGTTTGGCAAGATGGTTTCAACAGTATCAGCAACATCTGTACTAACCACTTGTGATCTGCCATCAATCTCAGTACCTAATGGTTCTCCCATGTAGTATTCTAAAGATTTCTTTCTTTGGGATGATAGGTTTCCACCCATATAACCCATAGCATTGTTTATCTCTTGACCAATAATATTTCTTAATTCAAATTCTGTTGTTTTGTCTGCCATATTAAACTATATAATTTGTTTCGACTGGTATTTCCTCATCCCAATCACTAACTTCTACACCCTCACCCACTATGCCTGTTCTAAAAGCATCAGCACAATGAGAAGCATAGTTGTGCATTGGTTTATTTCTAAAGCATTGATTTTTGTCGTCCCATCTTTTTTGGTAAGCCTTTAAATTCTCAAGAGCCTTTTGACATTTATTCTTGTCAAACCAACAATTAGGAAGTGATTTTCTTACAGCTTCAATACCATCTTCAATAGATAGTTTTGGTGCTACTTCAAAAGCAATACCTAATTCCAAAGCACTCTCTAATCTTGATTTACCAAAATTACCTATCTCCCTAACTTTAATATCATGGGGAGCTATATGCTTTGAATACTCATAATCTTTTCTATTAATAACATCTACATAGTGATCTAAACCCTCACCAGCATTTTCATAATAATCTATTAATCTGATCTCTCCTTTATACCTTTGGACAAACCATATCGCTGTGGAGTCATTTAAGCCTAAATCCCACCATGTTTCAGTATCAAGGTTCTCATCATACAGATTGTCTGTAATCCTATTCTGTGCCTCTAATTTTTCGATTAAAGCACCATAATATGAACCAGTTATCGCAGCTTGGAAACTGCACTCAAATTCTTGTTCGTATAAATCTTCAGACATCATCTGCTTTGCAGCATTTAATTCATCAGGATCTAATATATTTGTATCACTAGCTTTGAATAAACCTGAGTACCAATCTTTATTCTTCTTAGCTTCTTCATACAATTGGTAGAAGTAATTTCTACCTTTGGGTGTTCCAATGAACACACACCATCCTTTTCGGTCTGCCAAAGCTGGTCTTATAACCTCTGGAAATATAGTTGGCTTTATGCTTTGAGTTTCGTCAAAGACACAACCATCTAAAAATATACCTCTTAGAGCTTGATCGTTCTCAGCTCCAAGAATTGTAATCCTACCACCATTCGGTAGATCACATCTTAATTCTGACTCATTAAACTTAGTTCCAGGTATTTTACCAGCGAACTGTTTAATATAATCCCATGCTGTTGCCTTACCTTGTTTAAAGGTAGGAGATATAAAAGCATATCTTGGGTTTGGCAAAGGACAAGTAAGTGCTGCTTTAATCATTTGATTAATCATCATTACTGTCTTTCCAGCTCTCCTGTGTAGAACTAGAACACTAAAT